TCCCCCCTACCCGGCCCCCGGAAGGTGCTGCAGATTTTCCTGCCTACGGTTCCCGGGAGGGTCGATCGCATGCGCATCAAGCTGTCCATCCTCGGCAGGGTCGCGCTCGAGCTGACCGTCGGCGAGGCCGATGCCCAGCACGTCGAGGACCAGACCGGCTACGTGGTCGGTTTTGCCCCTCCTCCCCAAATTCCAGCAGAGCTCGACCTCCCAGATCGAGACTGATCAGCACGACCGCCGCTTCCCGAAACGGGCCGCGGCGCGATCCCGAAACGGGAGGACGTCCGATGCCGCAGCCCAAGAAGCCAGCCAGCACCAGGGCCCGGGCCAACCGGGCCGCCGGCGCCGCCAAGCTCGACCTGACCAAGAAGTACCCGGTGCCGGCAATGCCCTCCGGCGTCAAGTGGCACGCACAGGTTCGGATGTGGTGGAAGGGCGTCTGGTCAGCACCGATGTCGAACGAATGGCACGCCTCTGACCGCGCGAATGTCGTGGTGACCGCGATGCTGCTGAATGACTTCTGGACCGCGACCACCGCGACGGCGCGGAAGGAGGCGGCCGCCGAGTTCCGACAGCACCGCGCTGCTCTCGGACTCACGCCCTACGATCGTCGTCGGCTCGAGTGGGAATTTCGATCCCCGAACGATCCGGCCGCAGAGGCCGCCGCGGCTGCAGCTGCCGCCGCCAAAGGTCAGGATCACGGAGCGCCGAAGAAGCGTCGCCGGACCAACAAGCCGACGGGCAACGATCCTCGCCTCGAGCTCGTCAAGTAGCCGGCGGTGTCGACACTCGTCGTCCCGGAGCTTGACCTGGCGTATCCGACGCTCGGCCCGGCGATCGCGGAGTTCATTGAGGAACGTGCCGTCTTCGGGCCCGGCTCACTGGCGGGTCGTCCTGCACGCCTGACCGCTGAGCAGCGCGGCATCTTGTATCGGCTGTACGAGGTCAACCCCCAAGGGCATCGCCTGGCGAGCCGGCGCCGGTTCCAGCGCGGCGGGATCGAGGTGCGCAAGGGCCTGGCGAAGACCGAGTTCGCGGCGTGGATCGCGTACGTCGAGCTGCACCCTGAGGCGCCCGTGCGGGGCGACGGGTTCGACGCCGACGGCAGTCCGGTCGGCAGGCCGGTGAAGTTCCCGTACATCCCGATGCTGGCCGTCACCGAGGGCCAGGCGTCTGACCTTGCATACAGCGTCCTGAAATACGTGGTCGAGGAAGGCCCGGACTCATCGTTGTTCGACGCGTCGCTCGACAGGATCCTGCGGAAGGGCCCGTCGGGTTCAGCCGACGGCAAGGCACAGGCCATGGCGAATGCGCCTGGTGCTCGCGACGGTGCGCTGACCACGTTCCAGCACTTCGACGAGCCGCACCGCCTTATCCTGCCGTCTCACAAAGAGACGCACACGACGATGGACGCGAACCTCCCCAAGCGGCCGCTCGAGGAGCCGTGGGCGCTCTACACGTCGACGGCTGGGCAGCCCGGCCAGAACTCGGTCCAGGAGGATCTTCGATCCGAGGCCGAGTCGATCGACCGCGGCGAGGTAGCCAACCCGAAGCTATTCTTCTTCTCTCGGTGGGCGGGCGACGAGCATGTCGATCTCGTCGCGTCGCCGGCGACGAAGCACCGACCCGAGGTCACGAAAGAGCAGGCGTTCGAGAACCGCGTCAAGGCTGTCGCGGACGCCACCGGACCAACAGGCGAGTTCGGGCCCGGCCAGTTCGAGGACATCGCATCTCGCTGGGACCGGCCGACCGCTGACCACGCGTACCTGGAGCGCGTCTGGATGAACCGGTGGCGCCGATCCGGCTCCGTCGCGTTCGACTTCCTGAAGGTCAAGGCGCTCGAGAAGCAGGACGAGCAGATCCCGGACGGCGCGTTCATTACCCTCGGGTTCGACGGGGCGCGGTTCAAGGACTCCACTGGGTTCGTCGCCACCGACATCCGCACCGGCATGCAGCAGCTGCTAGCCGGGTGGGAACGGCCGAAGGACGTTGACGAGTGGGAGATTGATCCGCTCGAGGCCTCCGAGGCGCTCGACGACATCATGGTCCGGTTCGACGTCTGGAAGCTCTTCGGCGATCCGCCTCACTGGATCGAGCCAATGGGCGACTGGGCCGTGAAGTACCCAGACCAGGTCGAGGAGTGGTGGACGGCCCGGCCGAAGCTCATGGCCTACACGCTTCGGTCCTACGTCGAGGCGATCGACGGCTCAACGATCTCGTACGGCGGGACCGATGAGCAGCGCGAAGACCTGCTGCGCCACATCGGCCAGGCGGGCCGCAAGAACCTGAAGATCCGCGATGACGAGGGTCAGCCGCTGTGGGTCCTGCAGAAGCAGGACGGCCGCGACGACCTGAAGTTCGACTTCGCGATGGCTTCTGTCCTGTCGTGGACCGCCTATCTCGAGGCGATCAAGACCAACGCGAAACCCCGCCGGCGTGCCAAGAAGGTGCCGCGCAGACTCTACTGAGAGGTGGTCGACCGGTGCCTACTACGCCCGAAGAGTGGCTGCCCATCCTCGCCAAGCGCCTCGACCAAGAGTTCCCGCGGATCCACAAGCTCAGGAACTACAACAACGGCAATGCGCCCTTGCCCGAAATGGGCAAGAACGTGAAGGCGTCGTGGCAGGCGTTCCAGAAGAAGGCCCGCACCAACTTCGGTGGCCTGGCGCGCGACTCCCTCGCGATGCGGATCAAGCCGAACGCGGTGCGCGTAGGTGACTCGACGACGAGTGACGCCGCGGTGACGGCCCGCCGGATCTGGCGTGACAACCGCCTCAGCGTCCAGTTCGCCGACGCGATCATCGACTACCTGGACACCGGCAAGGGCTACATGGTGACCGGGATCGCTCCCGACGGGACGTCGGTAGTGACTCGTGAGCGCCCTGAGCAGTTCTACGCAGCCCCCGACCCGATGCGGCCGTGGAAGGCCCTGGCCGGGATCAAGATCTGGCGCGACCGGATCGCGAAGAAGGACTATGCGCTCGTATGGGTCGCGGGCCAACGGCAGAAGTTCTCACGCTCCTCGACGAACGAATACGGCAGCGATTACACGACTGCCGACGGCGGCTGGGCGTCCGATGGCGAACCCGAGCTGTACGAGGGCGCGCCGCCTATCGCGATCCTGGAGCGCAAGGACGGTGAAGGGCTGATCGAGCCTCACCTGGACGTCATCGACCGAATCAACGAGGGCAAGCTGCAGCGGCTCGTCACTACAGCGATGCAGGCGTTCCGTCAGCGCGCGCTGAAGACCGAGAAGGGCAGCGCCGGCCTCGAGCGCAAGGACGAGGACGACAACGACATCGACTACGCGAAGGTGTTCGAGCCGGCGCCTGGCGCCCTGTGGGACCTTCCCGAGGGCATCGACATCTGGGAGTCCCAGCAGACGGACATTCGGCCGATGCTCGAGGGCGAGAAGACCGATGCCAGGGACTTCGCCGCGGCGACGAAGACCGCCATCTCGGTATTCGTGCCGGAGGGCGAGAACCAATCGGCCGAGGGCGCAGCGAATGCCAAGGAAGCTCAGATCCTGATGGCCAAGGACGAGATCGACCGCCTTGAGGCGAGCCTGGCGCTGGTGTTCGTCCATGCCCTTCAGGCCGAGAATGTCGACCTAGGTGGGGCGACCGTCGAGGTCGGCTTCCAGCCGCCGGAGCATGTGAGTCTGACGGAGCGGTACGCCGCTGCCGCCCAGGCCAAGGCCGCCGGTCTCGCGCAGACCACGATCCGCCGTGACATTCTCGGCATGACGCCGGACCAGATCGCGCAGGACGACATCGACCGTGCCGCTGAGCAGCTCGAGGCTGCGATCCTCGTGGCGCAGGCCGCGCCAGCGGCACCTTTGCCCGTGCCGGTGGCGTAGCTCGTGGCCACCGCAACTGCCGAGCAGGTGCTGGTCGGCTACGACTCGGCCGTCGCGCTTGTCAGGGCGCGGGTGCAGATGTACGCCGACCTGGTCTGGTCCGGATCTAGCTCCTATCACGATTCCGACGTGGACCGGATCGTTGCGCAGATCGCGCCGAAGGTGCAGGCGGGCCAGCTGCAGATCGCCAACCTGACATCGGCCTACATCGCATCTGCCGCCTCAGTTCGTCGAGGTGAGCGGATCATGCCGGTCCCCGTGAATCCTGAGGTGACGCGAGGCAGGGGCGTCCCGGCCATCGAGGTCTATCGCCGTCCCGCGAAGACGCTCTATCGCGAGCTCAGCAAGGGCAAGACGTTCGATGTCGCACTGGCTGCGGGAGCGTCGCGACTGGGCGACCTGGTCATGATGGATCTGCAGATGGCGAAGGTCAGGCAGGCGTCCGCTTCGTACTCTGCGACAGGCGCCCAGTTCTACGGGCGCGTGCTAACGGGTCTCAAGAACTGTGCGCTGTGCGTCATCGCTTCGACCCAGCGCTACCGGTCCGGTGACCTGATGCCCATTCACCCGGGCTGCAACTGCGGAGTCAAAGAGCTCGAGGACGGGGCCGAGGAACAGACCCTCGACCTCGATCTACTCCGAGACACGCACGAGCAGGTTGAGAAGTTCGGCGGCGCCTCCGATTCAGGCGGCAGAGCACCCGACTACCGGCAAATGATCGTCACGCGCGAACACGGCGAGTACGGCCCGACGCTGACCTGGCGTGATCAGAAGTTCACCGGCCCCGACGATCTGGCCGCATAGATTTCCCGCCTCAGCACGAGGCGGGGTTGTCCGAAACGGACCAACCACCAAACCCGAAACGGGGAAGTTTCATGGCTGAGAAGACCGACGCCGAGCTGGCCGCTGAGAAGCGCGCCGAGGAGCTCGAAACCAAGCTGAAGGCCGCCGAGGCCGACGCTGAGAAGTGGAAGGCGCTCTCCCGCAAGAACGAGGAGCGCGCCACGGAGAACGCCGACAAGGCGAAACGCCTTGACGAGCTCGAGGCGTCCTCGAAGTCCGAGGTCGAGCGAGAGCGAGAGCGCGCGGAGAAGGCCGAAAAGGCACTCAAGGAGCGCGACGAAGCGGACCAGAAGGCGAAGGCCGAAGCCGACGCCGCTGAGGCTGCGAAGAAACTCCGTGACGAGGTCGGCGCTGCGAAGAAGCTAGCACCGTCCCTCCTCCGAGGTTCCACGAAGGAAGAGCTCGAGGCGCACGCCGACGAGCTCATCGCTGCCGGCGTCAAGCCAGCAGCAGCAGCCCCGCCCGCGGACGGGCAGGGCGAACAGGGCGAACCAGTCGGCGGTGACGGCGAAAAGTCGGCCGATGAGATCGCTGCGAAGGTCCTCAGCCGGTAGCAACCCCGCACCATTCGCCATCGAGTGGAGCGGCTCAACCCACGACTCACAAGGAGATCATCAAGATGGCGAACATCTTCGCGAAGGGCGAGAAGCTGGCGGCAGTTGCGCTGGCCCTCCTCCGCCGCACACAGAAGGCCGCCGGGCTGTTCAAGACCCGGTACGGCATCACGGACTTCAAGGGCTCCGAGGGCGACGTCATCAACGTCAAGCGTCCCGCGGTGCTCCGGGCCCGGGACAAGGGATGGCGCAACGACAACGCCATCGTCTTCGACCGCATCGTGCAGTCGAAGATCCAGATCCGGCTGAACAAGCACCCCTACAGCGCCGTCGAGCTGTCGCCCGAGGAGTACACCCTCGACATCGAGGACTACGCCACGGACGTGCAGAAGCCTCAGGTCGACGCGCTGATCGACTGGTACGAGGATCTGGTCGTCGACGCCCTGGGCGCCGCGAACTTCGTCTTCGAGGTCACGTTCAACCCGAACGCCGGCGAGTCGACAGCAGCCGCTGCGAAGCAGTCCGACCCCCGCAAGGTCGCTTCGCGTGCACGCAAGCTGTTCCAGGACGCGCACGTCCCGACGGGCGGCCGCTACTGGCTGGTCGGCTCCGCTGTCGCCGAGGCGATCCGCGACCACGGCAAGCTGCTCGACGTCGACACTTCCGGCCTCCCCGAGGCCGTGCGCGAAGGCGTCGTCACGAAGCTCTCGGGCTTCATCGTGGTGGAGGTCGACGCGCTCGACGAGGACGAGTCGTACTTCGTTCACGAGTCGGCGATCGCGATCGCCAGTGTCGCCCCCGCGGTTCCGCCGCAGGGTGTCCAGGGCGGCGGCGTGGCGGCCCAGAACGGCATCGGCCTGACGCAGCTGTGGGACTACGACAGCGATCACCTCAAGTCGCGGTCGATCGTCCACTCGTTCGCCGGCTCGACAGTCGTGACCGACCCCGAGACGGACGCTGACGGCGCAATCATCCTCGACGGCGACGATCCGCGGTTCGAGTTCGTGCGCGGCATCAAGGTCATCTTCGTTCCGGTGGGCGGCACGGACAGCGGCAACGGCTCGGCGGCCTACACCGTCGCAGTCACCGGTACGCCCACGGGCGGCACCTTCTCGCTGCTGGTCGACGGCACCGAGACCGACGCGATCGCGTACAACGCGAGCAACGCGGCTCTCGCCGACGCCATCAACAAGGTGTCCGGCGTCGCCGGAGCCGAGGCATCGGGTGGCACGTTCCCCGGCAACACCAAGACCGTGACGTTGGACGAGCGAGTCACCCTCGCTCTGTCCGACAACAACCTGACTGGTGGCACCACGCCGTCGGTCACGGTCACCGCGGTCTGACGCAGTTCCCAACTCGAAGGAGGTTAGGTCATGGCCGTTGTGCAGCTCGCGAGCTCTACGGACGTCGCAGAGGCGCTCGGCCGTGACCTGACCTCCGACGAGGAGGCTCGCGTCGGGGCAATCCTCGACAAGGCCTCTGAGCTGTTCCGTCGACGCTCGGGTCAGCAGTTCACGCCCGGCACGTCGCTGGTGCGGCTCAAGGTCAATGGCGGCAAGGTCTACCTGCCGCAGCGTCCCGTCGTGTCGGTCGACTCGGTGACCGACGACGACGGGAACGCGATCGAGCACACGCTTTTCGGCCAGTGGCTGACGACTTGCCTCTCGTCTCATCGGTTTGTGAGGGTCACCTACTCGCACGGCGCCGAGGAGGTTCCCGACTTGGTGCGGCTCTGCATCGCGGAGATCGCCGCCAAGGTGCTGTCCATCAGCCCGAAAGCTCGCGCCGGCATCACCCAGGGGACGACCACCACGGGGCCGTTCACCGACACCGAAACCTACGCGACGTGGGCGATCGGTGGGCAGACGATGCTGGCTCCCGATGACGACAAGTTCGCGCTGTCGTACCGACTGAAGGTGCCGACAGTCTGGGTGCCTTCCGCGCCGGCTCCATACTCGGGCTTCCCCGACGGAGCGGTCATCTGATGCGGCACGTGCACGGCGAGGAGGTCTCACGGCTTCGAGCCACGCCGATCCTGGATCCCTACTCGCAAGAGATGACGGGCCTGGACTGGTCCGAGGTCGTCGAGCTCGTGATCCCCAGGTGCGCCGTCGATGACAGCAAGACGCGCGAGATCAACGACACGAACCGCACGGCGGTGGTGACTGACTTCGTGATCTGGCCCGACGAACAGTACGACGTGATTGCGACTGATCGCTTGGTCGTACGGGGGCTCGAGTGCACGATCGTCGGGCGACCTTCGACTCCGCACAACCCGTTCACCGGTGGCGAGCCCGGCATGGAAATCTTCGCAAACGTCGGGGAGGGCTGATGGCCAAGGCAACAGGGACGATGACGATTCCAATCATCGCCGGTGTCGGCAAGACCGCGGTGCACCTCGGCAATGTCGTGGTGGACGTGAAGGTTGTCCGCGGCAAGGTGAAGACCCCGAGCGAGCGCGACATCCGCGCCGCGTTGCGCAAGGGCCTTCGCTGATGGCTCGGGCGAAGGTTGCCCTGAGTGGCGCCGGCATGAAGGAGCTGCTCAACAGCGGTGAGGTGCGCGCGCTTTGCACCGTCAAGGCGCAGCGGATCCTCGCCGCTGCCAAGGCCGACCCCCACGACGACACAGGCGCCTACGAGGAGGGCCTGCACATCGAGCAGCACACCACCGACCGGGCGGTCGTCCGTGTAGTCTCCGGCGACTGGAAGGGCCACATCCTCGAGGCCCGGTACGGCATCCTGGCCCGGGCACTGGATGCGGCGGCCGGCTCATGACCCTTCTGCCTGTCGTCATCTTCGACGACATCGAGCTCTGGGCCACTGATACGCTCCGTGCCCTCCTCGCAGCACGGGACGAGACGTACGCCGACGACGTGTTCGTCAGCAACGAGGTCCCGAACCCCCGGCGTGACCGCATGGTCATCGTCAGGCGCGACGGTGGCGGCCGACTGGACGCCGCTCGCGAGGCGCCTCGGCTCGGCGTGCGGGTGTGGTCGACGGAGAAGCAGGAAGCCAACGACCTCGCCCGCCTAGTAGCGGCGCTGCTGTGGGCATCCCCTGACGGCGACCCCGTCGCCAAGGTCACCATCACCGGCGGCCCGTACGCCGTGCCAGACGACTCCGGACAGGAGCTGCGGTACATCACCGCCGAGCTCATCACGAAAGGAAGAGACGACGCATGAAGACGAAGACGCTCTACCACCCCGACGACCCGAGCCAGCCGGTCACCGTCAACGCCGACCACGAGCAGGCTTACCTGCAGTCCGGCTGGTCCGAGAAGGCCCCGGACGTCCCGAAGGGGTACGCCGACCAAAGGGTCGATGACCTCAAGGCGGAGATCGACAGCCGCAACGAGGGCCGCGACGAGGCAGACCTCATCCCGGCCACTGGCGTGAAGGCCGACCTGGTCGCCGCGCTCGAGGCCGACGACAACAAGTAGCACCCCACAGTCAGGCACTCGCCCACACGGGGCGGGTGTCTCGTCATGCGCGCACATGGCTCCCACCACCACGGCGGCGACGTCGCCACACCCTAGGAGATCACCATGGCCCTCACCACTTCAGAGGTCAGGGTTGCGGTCAGTGGCGAGATCAGTGTCGCCCCGACCGGAACCGCTGCCCCCGTCGACGCCACCACGGCGCTCAACGCCGCGTTCCTCGGCATGGGGTACGTCAGCGAGGACGGCATCACCGAGACGTACGACCTGTCGGTCGACGACCTCACCGCCTGGCAGAACGCGAAGATCGTGCGTTCGGTCATCACTGGCGCCAAGGTGAGCTACCAGTTCACCCTGATCCAGACCAACAAGAACACAATCGAGTTCGGCAAGGCCACCACGGTCACCCAGACCGTGCCGATGGGCACCTACACCATCGACCCGGCTGCGACCGGCGGCCGCAAGGCGTTCGTGTTCCACATCATCGACGGCGTCAACCTGAAGCGGATCTACGTCGCTGAGGGTGAGATCACCGAGCGCGGCGACACGGTCTACGCGTCGGGCGAGCCGATCGGTCAGGAGATCACGATCACCTGCTACACCAACCCGGTCGTGTTCGACACGGCTCTGAAGAGCTGACCCAGTCCACGGGGCGGGTGCTCTGCGCGGACGCCCGCCCCGTGCCTCACACCAATCCGCGCAAATCCGCCAGATGAAAGAGAGATCCGCGCATGTCCGCACCACGCCAGCCCCAAGACCGTCAGCCGAAGAAGGCGACGTCGTTCCCGTTCACCGGCGCCGACGGCAAGGAGTACAAGCTCCCCCTGGTCGAGGCCGCCAAGAGCAAGCTGTCAGGTCGCGACCTCCGCGACGCCGCGGTCGGCGGCGAGGCCGGACAGCTGTCCTACCTTTTCAAGGCGCTCGAGGCCGCTGAACCGGGCGAGAAGGCCCTCAACGCCCTGTACTCCATGCCCCAAGAGGACACGCTCGACGTCCTGAAGGCCTGGGGCGAGTTCGGCGACGGCGACGGGGCGAGCCTGGGGAAATAACCACGCTCCTCGAGCTGTACGAGCAGCACCGAGGAGCGTTCGAGTACGACTGGCGAACCCGCTTCCACCTCAGCCTCGACGTCGTCCCAGGCGACATGAGCTACGGCGAAGCGTGGCGCCTGATGGAGATCCTGATCGCCGACCCGTCTTCGCAGCTCGCGGCCGCAGTGGCCGGCTGGGCGTATCCGGTGACCAGGGCTGAGCTCACGTTGCGAGACCTGTACGACCTGCAGCACCGATCGAAGTCCAGGCGCAAGCCGAAGCCGTACCCACGCCCCTGGGATCCTCAGCCGAAGCAGATCGGCAAGGGCACCAGCGTCTCGATCGCCGAGTACGAGGCCATCAAGGCATCCGTGACCGTGACGCGGCCACCGCAGCCTCGTGACTCGCGCGGCCGATTCGTGCGGGACTCCTAGGACAAGCAGTCGACGGCGTCTTCGGCGCCGTCGCTCGTGATGTCAGCGTCGGCCTTCGGCCACGTGGAGAACTCCTTGGCGAAACCGTCCACTGCCTGCACGGCCCCCTGGAAGGTGGCATCGGTGGGGTCGTCATTCGTGGCCCACACGCCGTTGCCGCCGGCGATCTTGCCGGCCACCATGTAGACATTCTTGAAGTCCTTCGACTTCACGGCCGCGGCCTTGGTGATGCCGCCCTCGACCCGCTCGGCGATCGCGTCAATCGTCGCCTGGTTCACCTCGACACAGCGTGACTTCTTCGTCTGCTCCTTGGGCTCCTTGGCCGCTGGCTTGTCGCCCGCGCTGTCCGATCCGCTACTGCAGCCGCCAACAAGAACAAGGGCCGCAACAACGGCGGCCGCCCGAGTCATCATCCCGCGATGCTAACCGAATCTGAGAAGGGCGGTGCCGTCAATGGCCGAAGTCGGCGCAGCGTTCGTCTCCGTCCTTCCCTCCGGACGAGGATTCGGATCCAGGCTCTCCAAGGAGATCGACCCTCAGCTTGACGCCGCCGGCAAGAGGGGCGGCAGTCGGTTCGGCGGCGCCTTCAAGAGCGCTGTCGGTCCCCTGCTGGCAGGCCTAGGGGTTGTGGCTCTCGGCGGATTCCTCAAGGGCGCTGTGGCAGACGCCTCGGACCTGTCGGAGGCCGCATCGAAGGTCAATGTGGTCTTCGGAGACCAGGCCGGCGCAATCTTCAAGGCGTCCAAGACGTCCGCCACCGCTATGGGTCTGACCAAGGCGGCCTACCTCGAGGCGACCGGCTCGCTCGGCAACCTCCTGGTGTCCTTGGACATTGCGCCGAAGAAGGCCGCTGGCATGTCCCAGCAGATGGTTAAGCTCGCCGGCGACCTCGCGTCCTTCAACAACGTCTCCCCCGAAGAGGCGCTCCAGGCGATCCAGTCTGGACTGACCGGCGAGACGGAGCCCCTCAAGCGGTTCGGCGTCAACATGAACGACGCCACCTTGAAGGCCCAGGCGCTGAAGCTCGGGCTGATCAAGACGACCAAGGAAGCGATGACGCCTCAGACGAAGGCGCTCGCAGCGCAGGCGCTGATCATGGCCCAGACCAAGACTGCGCAGGGCGACTTCGCGCGCACGTCTGGCGGCTTGGCCAACCAGCAGCGGATCCTCGCGGCCCAGTTCGGCAACATGAAGGCCACTGTCGGCGCTGCCCTCCTGCCGATCCTGACCAAGCTCGCCGTCTTCGTGAACAACCAGCTGTTGCCCGGTATCACCAACTTCGCGAGCGGGGTTCGGTCAGCCGGGGACTTCGTCCGATCCAACTCGACGACGTTCAAGATTCTCGCCGCCGTGCTCGCCGCAGCGGTGCTGCCGACCGTGGTCGCGGTGACCTTCGCGTTCATCGCGCAGTTGGCGTCCACCGTCGCGCTCACCGCAGCCTGGCTGGCCTACGCCCTGGTGGTCAACGCCATGTCGATCGCCACCAAGGTAGCGGCGGCCACCCAGTGGCTCCTGAACGTGGCCATGTCAGCCAACCCGATCGCCCTGATCGTGATCGCCATCATTGGGCTCATCGCGATCATCGTGCTGGTCGCGACCAAGACCAAGTTCTTCCAGACGATCTGGAAGGCCGCGATGGGGTTCATCACGAACGCCGCCCAGGCTGTGTTCGGCTGGCTGAAGCGGAACTGGCCACTGCTGCTCGCGATCATCACCGGCCCGATCGGCCTGGCCGTGCTATTCATCGTCCGCCACTGGTCCCAGATCAAGAGCGCCACCTCCTCTCTGGTCTCGGCCGTGATCGGGTTCTTCAGCCGGCTCGGCTCCGGCGTGCGCGACAAGATCGGTGACGCGGTCGCGTTTGCGAAGGCCATGCCAGGCAAGATCAAGGACGCCGTCGGCAACCTGGGCAGCACCCTCCTGAACGCCGGCAAGGAACTGATCGGCGGCCTGATTAAGGGCATCACCTCGAAGTTCGGCGACGTCAAGAACACCCTCGGCAACCTCACCGGCAAGCTCACCAGCTGGAAGGGGCCAGAGTCGCTCGACAGGGTCATCCTTCAGAAGTCGGGCCGGCTCGTCATCGACGGGTTCATCACAGGTCTCGAGTCGCGCTACGACAACGTGCAGTCCAGCCTCGGCGGACTGACGAGCTCGTTGAACAGCAGCGTGGCGCTGCCCGCCGGCGCGCGTCTGTCGGACGGGCCAGCGGCTGCCGGCGGCTCCGGCGCTTCCGTCACTCAGATCATCAACCCGTCGGTGCAGCAGTCCGAGGCTGAGATCGGCCGCACCTCCGCGAACCGGTTGCTGTGGGCACTGGAGGCAGCAGGATGAGCACCCTGACGAGCCCCGGTGTCGCGAGCGTCGGCGGTCTGACGTTCAACGCTGTTGACGCCAACGGTGTCGAGTGGGCGCTCAACGCGATCGACGGCTGGCACGACGGGGCCTCCGTCCAGGTCGACCAGACACAGCGCGTGGTGTCTCACGGGCAGTTCTTTCAGCCAGGGCACCGCGGCGGCCGCGCTATCACCCTCTCCGGGTGGGTGTACGACGACGACAGAGGACTCGTGGCGGCGGCCGTGGACTCTCTCGCGTCGCTCATGGCCGACGGTTCCAGCTCGATCTTCACGTTCACCGACGCGAACCTAGGGGCCCGCTGGGTCCCGGTTCAGCTGCTTGACACCCCCGACCTGGCATGGGACGACACCGGACTCCGGTGCCGCTTCCAGCTCCAGCTCTTGGCCTCCGACCCGTACAAGTACGGCGCCACCTCGAGCGCGACCACTGGCTTCGGAGTGGCGCCCGTAGGTGCCGGCCTGGTGTTCAACCTATTCCCCGCCCCCTCGACGTTGGACTTCGGCCCACAAGGCACCACGGGCTCCGTCACGATCAGCAACCCCGGCAGCGCGGAGGCGGCGGTCAAGTTCACCGTCACCGGGCCGACGCCCACCGGTGGATTCGTCATCACCGACGCCTCGACCGGGAAGACGATCACCTACCTTGGGGCCGTGCCGGCCGGGTCGGTGCTGGTGCTCGACGGGTCGGACGGGTCGGTCGTGATCGACGGCACGGCTGATCGGCTCGGCGACACGATCGTCCAGGCCTGGCCGACGGTGCCCAAGGGGACGTCCCGTGATTTCACGTTCACAGCACTCGGTACCGCGACGGCTTCCGTTCTGACCGCCGAGTGCATCGCAACCTACTGGTGAGGATCCCAAGATGACTGGACAGACCGGCCTCGCCGTCTCGCGCGACGGCGCAAGCAACGGCACCACACCCAAGGGGTTCCGACTCGCCAACGGCGGCGGCCTGGCGAAGCAGACCACCGGCATCGACGTTCGCAAGGGCGTCATGTGGGACGGCGGCGGCTCGGTCGTGACGGGCGTCGCCAGCATGAACTACTCGATCCGGGCCTGCGTCTGCGTCGTCATGCCGAGCGCCACGCAGGGGCCGATCATGCTCGCGAACGATGCGGCGCTCCTCGTCCCCACGACGGCCGCGCCCGGGTCCAACTCCCGCATCGACATCGTGTGGGTACGCCAGCACCTGGTCGCCGCTGACGGCGGCGCAGACACCGACGTGATCGCTGAGTTCGGCTGCACCCAGGGCGCCGTCGCTGCGGTGCCCGTGGCGCCCGCGATCCCGACGGGCGCGGTCGAGCTCGCAAGGGCCACAGTCGGTGTTGGCGTCACGCAGACCAGCGCGCTGACGATCTCCCAGACCCACAACTGGACGGCGGCTGCGGGTGCACCGATCCCGGTGCGTGACGACACCGACCGCAACGCGCTCACCGTGTTCGACGGGCTGCTGGTCAACCACCTGACCGACCGACTCATCCAGCGATACAACAGCCAGTCAGCACAGTGGGATCCGTCCTGGCGCACATTCGTGCCGGTGGTCACAGGCACCGCTGCGCCGACGCTGGACTGCCGCTACATCCGCAACGGCAAGCTGATCACGGTCGAGTACAACATCACCCTGACCAACGTGGTCACCGCAAACATCACGGTCTCGCTGCCGACGAACGCTGCGTCAGTGCTGAGAACCAACCTGGGCGGCATCGCGCTCTACGACAACAGCAGCGGCAACGAGCGACACGCGTATGCGCGTCTGGGCACCGTCAACACGTTCCAGTGTGCGTACGAGCCTGCTGGCGGAATCGTCGCCTACGCCGGAGTGGGTGCGCCGTGGGTCTGGGCCGCGCCCGACCAGATCATGGGCATCATCCAGTACCGCGAGGCCTGAGCTCGTGCTCACTCCTGGCTACCGGTGGTGCGTAGGCGACCTGCGCACCGGCAAGATCTACCGGCAGGTCGATCTCACCCCAACGACCTGGTCAGTCCCGTTCACCGACGTCGGCACGCTGGAAGGCTCCTTCCCCTTGCGGTCCAGTGACTGGTCCACCGCACGGTCGGACGCAGCTGCAGCGAAGTGCTTCCTGGCCGTCGCCTACGTAGACGCAAACGGCAACGAGACGTTCATCGAAGGCGGCCCGATCTGGAAGTCGAAGTTCGACGACACCACTGGCGTTCTTCAGATCGGCGCCGCTGGCCTCGGCTCCTACTTAGACCACCGCAAGGTAATCCCAGTGCTGGCACCTGGTGACAACCCGGCGATCGCCACCGTGACCTACACGGGCGCCCAGCTGGGCCTCATCGCCAAACGCCTGGTTGAGCTCGCGCAGACCCACACAGGCGGTAACCTCCCGATCATCCTCCCGGCGGACGTGGACCTCGGCGGCGCTGGCGTCGACCACACACGCACCTATCCGGGCTACGAGCTCGCCTGGGTCGGTGAGCGTCTCAAGCAGCTGTCCGAGGTCGAGGGCGGTCCGGAGATCCAGTTCGTCCCCCGACGCAAGACCAGCGACCCCCGGTTCATCGAGTGGGTGATGCGCATCGGAGTTGCCCCGTCGATGTTGCTCACACAGACGGGCCCTGACTGGGTGTTCGACCGGACTGTCAAGAAGTCCCCGGTCCGAGCGATCAGCGTGGACTCAGACGGCACCCGCGTGGCCTCGCGCCAGTGGGCCGCCGGTCAGGGCGAGGCCGAGGGCCGGCCGATCGCCTACGTGGACGATCCCACCCTCACGGATCTCGGTTTCGCGCTCCTGGAGTCAGAGGTACAGGCGACGGACAACGTCACCACGAACGCCACGCTGACCGACTACGCCACGTCAGCGCTGGCCTACTCCCAGACCCCGATCGAGTCGTGGGTCCTCACCGTCTCGCGTGACGGCCGACCCAACGTCGGACAGTACCGCCCAGGCGACTGGGCCGAGGTCGTTGTCCGGGACCACGCATATCTGTACGACGGCACTTACCCGATGCGCATCCTCAACATGGCCGGCGGCGAAGGGGATGCCGTCACGCTGACCATGTCCGAACGACTCGGGGAGTTCTGATGGCAGACGGCTACCAGCATCGGCCGACCGGTGAGGCCGGGTTCCGGCAGATCCTGAAGGACCAGCAACGGCAGATCGACAATCTCCGCGGCGCTCACAAGTTGTTCTCGGCAATCATCGGCGCCGGTGGCATCACGATCCAGGATGGTGGCGGTCTCGTCGTCACCGACAAGGTCGGTCGGCTGCTGACGCTCGCGCCCGGGTCGTTCAGCGTCTACACGCTCGACGGTACGCCGACGGGCATCACGCCCCCGTTCACCAGCATTGACCCTGGCACGCTGCTCGTCGGCGATCTCAACGGGTTCGGCCGGGTCAAGTGGGACGACGCGAACACCAGGATGCAACTGCTGTCGACGACGGGCCGCATCAGCGTCGAGCACTTCACCACCGCCGCAGCTGCGAACGCCGTGCTCGACGCTGTCACGGGCGTCGTGTCCAGGTCGACGTCGTCGGCCCGCTACAAGCAAGACATCAAGCCAGCCGCAATCGACCCGGCCGACGTGCTCAAGATTCAAGGCCGCACGTGGCGGCAGCGCGCCGACGTCGAGGGCATGGACCCCGACGCGGACACCGAACGGCGCTTCGTCGGGTTCGTGGCTGAGGAGCTCTACGAGATCCCGTCGATGCGGCAGTTCGTCAACGTCGACGAGGACGGCCAGCCCGACTCGATCGAGACCGACAGGATCTCAGTTGCGTTGCTCGAGCTCGCGAAGTCCCAGCAGAAGCAGCTCGACGTGCAGGCCGACCAGATCGCTGCCCTGACCAAGCGCCTGGACGCGCTCGAGGGGAAGGCCTGATGGACGGGCTGCCGGTCCTGGACTACACCCCTGAGGGCCTGCTGGGGCTGGTTGTGCTCCTCATCCTGTTCGGCCGGCTGGTGCCCTACACGGTGGTCAAGGCCAAGGACGCGGAGATCGCCTCCTGGAAGGCGGCCTTTCAGAACGAGCAGACTGCGCACGCCGAGACGATCGCGCAGCGCGGCGTCGAGCAGAAGGCGCTGGAGCCCGTCCGTAGGGTCTTCGAGGAAGGCACCTGACATGGGCCTGTTCAGCGGGTGGCGACGCGATCACGAGGCGCTCGAGCAGGCCAAGCAGGCCGAGGCTGCCGCTGAGCAGCGTCTCCAAGCTGTCAGGGCCCGCGCACCGGAGGCGCACGCCACGGCTCGCTGGGCAGAGGAAACGGTCCGGGAGAACCACCTCACCGACAGGTTCTTGAACACGCTGCGAGGGAGACACGCATGAGGGGCATCACCGGCTGGCTGCACAGCATGAGGAAGGTCGCCGCCGGCGTGATCCCCGTCATCATCCTGTGCCTGCTCGGACAGTTCGTGTTCGGGTTCCATGACACCCAGCTGTGGACGATCCTCGCGACCATGCCGGTGACGGTCCTGTTCATCGTCGCCTACATCCCTGAACACCCGCACCGGCACTGGTTCGGGACATCGCTGCTGCTGCTGGCGTTCGCGGTCCTGTCCGTGATCATCGCCGCCGGCTTGGTCAGGATCATCGGCCCGCTGTTCTGGGGCAAGGACTGGCTCGTCACCGTCTGGGTCGGCTTGACCTGGTCGTCCATGCTCATGCGCACCTGGGTGCTGCTCGCAGCCCAGATCCGTGATCACGAAGGCGTCGGCTGGTGGTTCTACCGCCAGTACCGCCGCGCCACCGGTCTTCTCGGCCGCTAACCACCATTTCATCGCCCGCCGTCGCGCGGGCATCTTGTCGACCCCTCAGGAGATCGCTATGAGCACGACCATCTACCCAGGCGCTGACCGCGCGTCCCAGTGGTTCGGCGGGCTGTACGTCGGCTCGCTGATGGACGCCAACAACATCGTCCTGCACTCGACGGAGGGCATGACCTGGCCGGGCTACTCCGGCGGCGCGGTTGCTCCGCACTTCACCCTGCGGCCGGACTTCGCGACCAGGACGGTCAAGGTGCGCCAGCACTTCGCCGCCAACCGCTCAGCGCGGGCCCTGGTCAACTTGGGCGGAGGCGTCGAGACGAACACGCTGGGCTGCGTGCAGCTCGAGCTCGTCGGCACCTGCGACTACGCACACCGTGACACCTGGACCGTCAACGGCCGCACCTACAAGGCCGGTGTCGACTACATCTACATGCCGGCGGCGCCTGACTGGTTCCTCGCCGGCATCGCCGAGCTGCTCAGGTGGTTCGACGTCAGCTGGCCGAAGTTCCAGCTCAAGGACGGCGCACCGCGTGGATGGGGCGGATACCCCTCGTCGTACGGCGCGAGCAAGTACCGCATGAGCTTCTCGGAGTGGCAGGCCAACTACGGCATCGTGGGCCACCAGCATGTGCCTGAGAACGCGCACGGCGACCCTGGGGCGTTCCCGATCGCCAAGCTGGTGCAGCTCGCCACGGGCGCGGTGACGCCAACGCCTGAGCCCGTCACTGACCCGACGCCGACCCCCGTGCCCGCTGGGCCCGTGTGGGGCCAGGCGTCGACGTGGAAGCTGGGCGCGCAGTCGCCCGACGTGCTCAAGCTCGGCGAGCGCATCAACGTCTGGAACGAAGCGCTGGGCTTCCCCACGTGGACCCCCGACGACGTGTTCAGCTCGACAGAGCGCAACGACCTGTCCAACCTGCAGGTGGCCTGGGGCTTCGGCTCGAGCGGGGATGCCGTCAAGGTCGGAGGCGCATCAGACGGGTTTCCCGGCGCGCAGACGTTCGCCAAGCTCGACAGCGCGCCACCGCCACCGCCTACGTCCGTCACCGGCCTGCACTGGAACATCGCCGGGTCGAACGTCAGCAGCGGCTACAAAGCCGAGAACGCGACCCGTGGTGACGACGTCGCCCGGTGGGCGCTGGCGATCGGCTTCGAGGCGTTCGTGACGTGCGAGGCGAGCCAGGACGATCTGCGCGCCGGGATGAACTACGTCATCGGTGACCTGTTCCCCTGGGAGGAGCGCGCCAAGGCGATCTGGCACAAGACCTCGATCACCAAGACCGCGCCGCGCAAGGCCTACAAGGACACGCTGTACGCCTACCTCGACAACACGAAGTGGGGCGCCGCGATCTTCGCCGAGAAGGGGGGCATTCCGTTCTCGTTCCTCGAGGTGCACACCGACTACCGGGACGCCGCCAAGCAGGCCAAGCAGCTGCGCTCGATCTTCGCCCAGTGGCGCTCGGACTGCGACGAGCTCGGCATCAAGGACACGAACCGGGTCGTCACCGGTGACCTCAATTGGGACGGCTCGACCACGGACAACCCGTTCCACGCTCTCGACGCCTACAACTTCGAGGAGAAGGGCGATCGCACTGTCTCGACCTTCCGCACCGGCAAGCACCTGGACGGGGTGCTCGCGCACAAGGCAGCGAACGTCAGGGTGCGCAGGTGGGGCCGGGCGAACGAAGCCGGCGTCAACCTCTCGGACCACTACCCGCTGCAGTTCGTGCTGACTCTCACGTAAACCGAAGGAGCACCATCATGAAGAACGCATTCGCACCCATCAGCAAGGCCGTCGCAGGCGCCGTCGGCGCTATCGCGGTCTCGGCCGGAACCGCCATGGCTGACGGCGACTTCACCAGCAAGGAGGCCTGGATCGCTTTCGGCGCCGGTCTCGTTGTCGGCGGAGGGTTCGTCTACGTGGCACCGAAGAACGCCGAGTAAGTCCATGAGGCGCGAGCAGGCCGCCGCCCTCGGGTGGGCGGCTCTCGTCGTCACGTCGCCCGCCTGGGCGCCTGCCCTGGCGTTCTTGGCCGGCCGGTGGACCTCATGAGCCACCACGCACCGTACGAGTCCCTGCGCCACCTCCCCGCCGACCTTGTGCTCGGCCTGGTGGACATGCACCGGGTCGTCTTCGGCCTCTTGTGGGACGAGCTCCGGCGCTGGCGACTGGTGCGGCTGCCTGCGCAGTCGTTCGACCCGCGCAAGTAGACGCCCGCGCCGACATCCCCGCGGCACGGTCACGAACGCCCCATCACCTCACAGGTGGTGGGGCTTTTCGTCGTTCCCCGGACGTACGCTCGGCGCATGCCCGAAGGCCCTGGCGCCGACCACTCATTCCGCGACCCGCGCGCCAAGCACACCCGTCCCAAGATCCTGAACGAGTCCTGGCCAGCCGACGCTCGGACGCTCAAGGACCAGCCCGACGACAAGCAGCTCGAGGTCATCGTCCGCGTGGAGTTCGCCGAGGCCGGCGTCGAACACCTCGAGGGAGTGGCGATCCGATGGAACAGATCCCACGTCTGCGTCGTCGTCAATGACTCGCGCCTGATCACCCCGTACCTCTGGGTTAGAGCTCGCGACGTGCAGCGGCGCTAACCGAGTCGCCGTGCTGACCGCGATCGCTGACGCTGCTCGCGCAGCCGGCGCAACCGCTTCACCAAGAGCGGGTCGTGAGCCAGCGCGGCCTCGCGGTCGAGCAGGGCGTTGAGCTGCTGGTAGTACTGCGTGTCCGACAGGTCGAACCTCTTGCGGATCTCGTTTGCCTTGGCACCCGAGTACTGCCACCACAGCCGCTCGAGCGCGAGCATCTCGCGGTCGCGGTCTGTGAGCTCGTCCTTCATGCGCTCCACCGTAGCCACCGGCACCGACAGAGCCTCGCTCGTGGGGACGTCATGGGGACGCACACGGTATCGAACGGGACATTCTGGACAAAATGAACACTAAAAAGCCCGGTATCGCAGCGCCGACAACTGCTGACCTGCGCATTCTTCATCCCTGACACGGAAGAGGTCACAGGTTCAAGTCCTGTATCGCCCACAAGGAATAGCCCCCGGAATCCCAACAGATCCCGGGGGCTTTTCGTCGTTCTGGCGACAGACTCAGCGCGGCTCGATCGACGTATGGGGACGTGATGGGGACGCAGGATTGCCCCGCGGATCCAGCGGCTCGCTTCCCCAGGCGTCGATGACCTCGCCGAACTGGCCGGGCCGCAGGTGCGAGTAGCGCAGCGTCGTCGAGTACTTCTCGTGGCCGAGCAGCTCCTGTACGCGCAGCAGGTCGACGCCGAGCTGCACGAGCCAGGACGCCGCAGTGTGGCGCATGTCGTATGGCGTGCCCGGCCGGACCTTGGCGCGCTTCAGTGCGGGCTCGAACACCCGCTGCGCGTAGTTGCGATCGTTCTGCAAGCCGCCCTGCGGGCCGGGGAACACCAGGTCATCCGGCCCGAGGTCGAGCACGTGAGCCAGCATCGGCTCGCGGAGGTGCCGTGGGATCGGCACGGCGCGGTGGCTCATGGTCGTCTTGGCGTACGGCCGCCAGCCTCGCCTGGTCGCGACGCCGTGCACGTGGATCAGCCAGGCCGACGTGTCGACGTACTGCCGGCGCATGCCGAACAGCTCGCCCGGGCGCAGACCGATGTGCATGTTCAGGTCGACCGCCAAGGCGTCGCTGCCGCCGAGCTCGAGCAGCAGGGCGGAGGCTTCCTCGCGGGTCCAGTAGAAGATCGGCTTGGGCGCGGCCGTCGGCAGGTTCAGTTGCGTGGCCGGGCTGGCGTCCAGCAGGCCGTCCTCGACCGCAGCCGACAGCAGACCGGACAGGTGCGCCGCGGCTCCCTGCACGGTCCAAGCGCCCAGGCCGGGCGCGGCGCCCGCCCGCGAGCAGATCGTGCCAGAGGGCCGCTTGTGGCGCCGCAGGACGCCCGTCTGAGTCGTACCGGGGTACGCCCTGCAGCCGGGGCACTGCTCGGTGTGCATCCGGTGCACCCAGGCCTTGATCTCCTGGCGCGTGATGAGGCTCAGCGGATGGCCGGCCCACACCGGCTCGATGTGCGTTCGCCACTGCGACTCGTTCTTGGCCGAGGTCGCGCCGTCGGCGATGCGGGTCTTGACCCACAGCTCGCGGTACTCCCCCAGCGTCAGGTCGCGCTTCGCATTCGAGGCCGTACGGCTTGTCCAGGTGCCGGCGGCGATCGCACCCTCCTGGATGTCCGCCCAGTCCTCGACAACGCGCTTGAGCGCGTGGGTCTTGGTGATCCGCTTGTGCCGTCCGTTGGCCAGCCTGATCGGCGTGACGACGGAGGCCTGCCACTTCCCTGACGGGAGCTTGTCGAAGGTGGCCATGCCTATGCTCCGCCCGGCGTCATCGGAGAGGCCGCCGTTCGCCGCAACCTTCGGTCGAACATTTGACGCCCCGAGGTCGCCCGTGTTCGTCTACGTCGACCACCCACTGGTGCTGCTGACAGATCTCGAGGAGTGCACGCGCCTCGTCGAGCGTGTATCGCGGCTCTGTCGGCTTGTCGATGACCCTGAGAACCTCGCGCGGCACCTGGTTGAGATCCAGGTCCATTGCCTCGACTGGATTGATCTCTACGGTGCCGTCCTGAGCAAACTCAAGTGAAGTGGTCTCACCTTTCGAGCTCCGCGATACGAGCGGTGGAATGGTCCAGGCCTGAAAGTCTGGATCGCGCATGAGCATCGAGCCGAGATTGAGCCACGCCATGGACAGCTGACCCCAGGCGTAACGACCGGCAACACTCGACCCCCGGGTCGGCTTAACCCAATCCCCCCCGACCTCGCGATCCATGATCTCCTCGAGCAACACGATGCCCGCCTGAATCTGCAGCATCAGTGTCTGAAGTTCTTCGGTCTCGGTAGCCATCAGCCCTGCTCCTCAACGTCGCCCCAGTGCACGAGGCGCTCACGCAGGTAGGCGCGCTCGGCCGGGTGCAGTCGCCGGCATCGAATCTCCACCAGGGCCGGATCCACCCACAGCTCGTCGGCCACCACGTTGAGGTCCAGAGACCAGGCGAGCGCCTCCCCCAGCTTGCGGATGTCGATCAGGTCCCGAGCAGCTGCGAGCTCGCAGGCGGCCTCCTCGCGCTCGAGCAGGCTCTCGAGGAACGTGCCTCGGTAGTGATGCTCGAGCTCGTGACGCAAGGTTGAGCGACGTTCGGCCTGGCACATCCCCCGCCGCAGGCTGATCGTCTGCGTGGCGAAGTCGTACCAACCCGCATCTCCGCCGTCATGCCACTCGAGCGTGATCTCCGGCAGCTCACGAAGGCGGCGCCACGGGTGAGGCAGGGTCATGCTCTGACCGTAGGTGGCGGTTGCGACACTCACGGCTTCTTGGGCTTCGTTGTCTTGCGCGCAGCACGCTTGACCAGCTCGGCCGGCGCTTTGGGCGTGGGCAGTTGGGTGACGTTGTCGCGGTCAAATAGCAGCTCGTCGTAGAGACGTTCGCTGTGGTTTTGCCACGCCTTCTTCACGAACTCGTGAGGGTCCTCTTCGAAGTAGTTGGCGATCAACTGGACGTCGTCCGCAGTGAAAGGACGTTCGTCGCGCAGCCGGATTGCCGGGTAGTTGTGCGACGCGAAACCGGCTGCCTGGGAGAACTCGCGAAGGTTCAGCCGCTCTGCTGCAAGTCGGCCTCGAACCTCCGCTGAGATGGCGCGCCCAAGTACGGACGTGGTTCCAGATGAGTACTTCATACCGGGAATGTACCCGTATACCGACGGAATGTCATTAGGTGCTTGCATTTGTACCCGAGGCCTGCCTACTGTACCCACATGGTTACAAGTCCCAGCACCTACCGCGAAGCCGTCGCCGCCGAACTCCGAGCCGAGATGGCACGACAGCGGAAGACGGTCAACGACTTGGCCAGCCTACTCCAGATCAGTCAGTCGGCGGCGTCACGGCGCTTCAACGGCGAGATGGACGTGTCGCTGGACGAGATCTCCGTGGTCGCGGAGTGGCTTGGGGTGCCGTTCACGGACTGGCTCGTGCGGGCTACGGCGGTGTCGGCATGACCACGGAGCAGACCGCAGCCACGTTGCTCTCGATGCCTGACGCGGCGCGCCGTCTGGGTTGCTCGCGCAGCTACATCTACCGGCTCATCGCCAGCGGCCAGCTGCGCTCGGTCGACATCCGGGTCGCCGGCAACACGCGTCCGAAAACCCGGGTCTACGAGCACGAGGTCGCGGCGTTCATCGAACGCCAGACCACCTGAGTTTCCCCTCGCAAAGCGAAACCCGAGCGCACCAATCGCCCGGGCTCCACCAACAACAAGGAGTCTATCCGTGTTCACCTTCATCGACGGTCATCTGATCCTCGCGGCGATCGCCGCTCCGGTCGTGGCCCTCCTGCTGGTCGGCAACGCCAACGCCTGGCAGCGTCACAAGGCCGCCAAGCGCCAGGAGCTGCACCGCCGGATCGCCGCACGCCGAGCGTTCCTCACGGCTCGAGGCGGTGCGCGATGACCAACGCCGCCAAGAAGTCAGCAGCCAAGCCGGCGGCCAAGAAAGCCGCTGCCCCCAAGACCCCGGCGGAGGTGTCGACTGATTCTCCCGAGTTCACTCCCCCGACGCCTCCGCCGGCCGACTCGGTGGCCGAGGAGCTTCGCACCGCCAACCTGATCGCCGTGCTGGCGCTGGGTCCGGACGCCTGGCGTGACCTCTACGCCGCCGGCGCTGGTGATGACGCGTCCGAGACAGTCGCCGTGGCCGTGGTCGAGCGGCTGGGCCTCTCGTCATGACCATCGGTTTTGCCGTCGTCGAGCCGGAGCCTCGGCATGCACGGACCGTGGCGAAGTCGGGCGGGCGCAGCACCATCGCGCCGAAGCACTGTGCTTGCCAGCCCTGCATCTTCGGCTTCGGCCACGCTCCACTCGCCACTGTCGGGATGCCTGCGCTCGAGGGGGCGTCCTCATGACTGCGCTCATCGTCAGCGCGGGGGCGGCGACCGTGCTCTGGACTGCCGTCGGCCTCATTTGCCGAGATCTCCGCGAACGCGGTGAGCTGCGATGACTGCTCAGCCGCGCGGCACCTCGAACGGCAACTGCTCGGGCAACTCTGCAGCGCGCCGGCGTCGCAAGCAGTGGATGGTCGAGACCTTCCGCGCAGACGTCGACGTGGTGGTCATCGTGTGGGACAACACCAACGAGCAGACGTTCTGGGAGCCAAAGGACAACGACGAGATCGAAGCCCTGATCCGCGACTTCGAACGCATGGAGGCGGTCGCCAGCGTCAAGCGTGAGCCGGCCTGTAGGTGCTACCGATGTGGACGTCTTCTCGTCGCCTGCCAGGTCACTGCTGATCGCATCATCCCGGGCGACAAGGGCGGCACCTACCGACGGAACAACATCCGCCCGGCGTGCGGCCGCTGCAACTCCATCACGGGCAACCTCTACCGCTGGTCCAAGCCAGGCGCCCGGAAGTCGGTGCCGGCATGAGCACCCGCCGAGCTCGACGCGTCGAGCGTTCCTACCGCTGCGCTCGTTGCGGATTCCAGGCCGCCTACCCCGCCGCAACGGTGAAGGAGGCGCGGCACTGGTTTAGCAAGCACTCCTGCCAGAAGCGCGAGCGCTTGATGCTGCGCGAGGTCATGGCTGCGATCCGCGAGGAAGCGATCGACCGCACCCCGCAGCCCTGCCTCCACAAGAAGGCGAACCACCAGCACGGCCAGCGCGCCACCTACGTGCTGGACGCCTGCCGCTGCATTCCGTGCTCGAAGGCGAACGCGGCTGCTGAGAACGAGCGGGAGCGCATGAAGGCGTACGGCCGCTATCACAAGTACGTCGACGCCTACCCGGTCCGGCTGCATCTGGCCGAGCTCAAGGAGTACGGCATCGGGCTCAAGCAGGTCGGCCGGCTGTCCGGTGTCTCCAATGGCTCGCTCACCAAGATCTGGTACGGCCTCTACGGCCCCGCCGAGGGCCCTCACAAGGGCTGCAAGGGCAACGGCGACCTGCTCCGCGGACCCGCCCGTCGGGTGCTGCGTACGACGGCTGAGCGGATCTACGCCGTCGAGGCGATCCCGCAGAACCTGAGCGCCGGCGTGGCTGACCATGAGCGCACGCCTCTGGCGAAACTCCACCTCCGTGCCCTGGTCGCCCTCGGCTGGTCCCAGTCGAAGCTCGCGGCTCGCCTCGAGGTGGAGCGCGGCAACTTCATCCCCATCATCCGTGACGGACGGACGTTGTCCCGCGGCATGGTCGACAAGATCGAGGCTCTGTACGACGAGCTCTCGATGATGATCCCGCCGCACACCGAGCACCGAGACCGCATCGCCTACTCACGAGCCCTCAACTACGCGGCCGCTGCTGGCTGGCTGCCGCCTCTGGCGCTCGAGGACGTCGACGAGAGCAGCCCCGAAGACGCCGACCTGGATGAGGTCGCTATCGAGCGACGCATGGCCGGCGACAAGAGCGTCGCGCTCACGAAGCCCGAGAAGCACGAGCTCGCCCGTCGCTGGCGCAACTCAGGCCGGCCCCTCAACGAGCTGGAGCGGGTCACCGGACTCCACTCCCAGCGCTACCGCAAGACCGAACAGGAGCAAGCATCATGACCGAGGCACCGAACATCGAAGTCGAGCAGCCGTACACGCCGGTGAAGGACACCGCGTCGAGGCGGCTGAAGCAGCTGCACGCGTCGTACACCGACGCCAAGGCCGCAGCCGACCAGGCGAACGAGCAGCTGAAGCTGATCACCGACGCGATCAAGGTCGAGCTGCAGACCGCGGCCCCAGAGTCCACCCGCATCGCGCTCACCGGTCCGGCCGGCCCTCCCCTGCGCCTGGTGCAGACCGAGAGCTGGCGCGTGGACTCCAAGAAGCTCAAGCGCGAGGACCCCGAGACCTACGTCCGGTTCGCGACCAAGAGCGTGTCGTGGCGGCTCACGGCTGACAAGCCGCAGGCGGGTGAGTCCGCGTGAGGGTCTACCTGGCCGGCCCCTACGGCTCCCGCGACAAGCTCCGCACGTACGCCGACCTGGTGCGCGCTGCAGACTGCGAGGTCACCAGCTCTTGGCTGGACGAGGACCACGACATCACGCCTGGCACGGAGGGCGCGGCCGCTGACCTGTCCGACGAGGTCGTCCTGGCGCACGCCCGCATGGATCTCAACGACGTCGTGCGGTCGGACCTCCTGATCCTGTTCACCGCGGCGTTCGTCGGCATCGAGGGCGGAGGCGGCCGGCACGTGGAGACGGGCTGGGCGCTCGCGCACGGCGTCCCGATCATTGTCGTCGGGCAGCCGGAGAACGTCTTCCATCGCATGACCGACGCAGTCACTGTCTGCCCGACCATGGGCGAGGCGATCGCGCAGCTGCGCGCCCGGGTCGCCATCCAGCCGCTGTTCGACGTGCGCCGCTGCCGGGTCTGCTCGTGCACCGACGACAACGCCTGCCGTGCCGGCTGCTTCTGGGTCGAGGCCGACCTCTGCAGCGAGTGCGTCGACGGAGTCGGGCAGGCGTCCGCATGAGCACGTCCATCGGGACCACCGAGAAGCTCGACATGACTGACTTCGAGTTCGCGCTCCCCTGTGACATCAAGACGCGCACCGAGCCGTGCGACCAGGTCGCTGAGTGGGTGCTGGTGCTGCGCAAGCACTGCGACAAGGACAAGGTCCACACGAAGCTGATCTGCCGGCCGCACTACCTGTACGTGGTGAACGGCGGCAAGGCGTTCTGCACCGTCTGCAAAACGGACCAGGTGGTCGTGCGTGATTACGTCCTGCGGCTCGAGCGGATCAAGCCATGACCGAGTCCGCGACGTTCTACGCCTTCCGCTTCCTCGACACCGTGCCGCTGCGCGAGCGCCGGCACTCCGAGACCGTCGGGCGCTTCGAGACCTACGAGGACGCCGAAGCAGCTCGCGACAGTCGCCGCCTGGGCGACCTGCTCGAGGTCGTCGCGCGTGAGGTCCCGGCTCCGAAGGTGGTGCCGGAATGATCGTCACCGCAATCCCCGACGACGAGGTCTTACCGATCGGCAAGCGGATCGTCGTCGGCCCGCCGCCTGGTCACGACGTCACTGGCGACATCCGCGCGGCTGAGGCCATGGTCTGGAGGACGGACGATGTCGAGGCCCCCCGCTACTCGTTCCGCGTCGAGCTCGAGGATGACGACCTGGCACGGCTGACAGCCGGCGAGCCTGTGTGGCTCACGTTCCTCGGCGGAGTCATGCCGTTCTACGTGCTGGCTGAGCCGCCTGTGGGCCGATCGCATCACTACCGGTCCGAGGATGGCGCCGACGCGATTTCGACGACGGCATCGGACACGGTGCCCGAGCGCGCTGAGCACACCTGGCCCTGCCCGCTGTTCTACGTGGGCAACTGGACCGCTGACGGACGACCGCTCAAGGAATGCACTCATCAGTGGCGGTGCCCCGAGTGACCGCCTTCCCGACGCAGTCGCCGACGGAGTTCATGTCAGCGGCGCCCAAGAGCGTCACCGGCAGCAGCCCGTGGGCCACCAGGTACGCCAACGAGCTGCGGCGGGTGTTCCTCGAGCACGCGGCTCGCGCTCCCCGCACGCTGCAGCAGCACCTCGGCCCGAGCGAGATCGGCGTGGCATGCGATCGCCAGGTCGTCGGCAAGTTCGCGGCGCTGCCAGTCACCAACCACGTGGTGGACCCGTGGCCGTCGATCCGCGGGACCGCCCTGCACGCCTGGGCGGCCGACGCCTTCGACGAGGACAACGTGAGGCGCGCCCTGCTGCGCTGGGTCACCGAGCAGAAGGTGACGCCGCACCCGGACCACCCGGGCACCGCCGACCTGTACGACGCGCTCGAGCAGGTCGTGGTCGACCACAAGTTCCTGGGCGAGTCGAGCATGGCCAAGGTCCGCAAGGGCTGGCCCCGCAAGTACAAGGTGCAGCTGCTGCTCTACGCGCTCGGCTACTGGCTGCTGGGCCTGCCGGTCAAGAAGGTCGTGCTCGCGGCCTACCCGGCCACCGCGGCCAGCCTGGACGGCCTCTACGTCTCGGACCTCGAGTTCACCGACGAGCACGGCCACGTGCTGGCCGAAGTCGAGGCGCTGCTGGCCGAGGTCTTCGCTCAGACCGCCCGCCGGCGTCAGCTCGCCGACCAGGTGCTCGCGCAGCAGCTCCGCATCGAGGACGTCCCGATGGACCCCGACAGCGACGAGTGCTTCTTCTGCCCGTTCTACCGGCCGCAGGCCGCCAAAGACTCCGGCCCGGGTTGCCCCGGGACGGCCGCTGCCACTCGCACCACGTGAGCGGCAGCCATCCATCACCAGTGAATCGAGAATCGAAATGAACTATCCAGGTCCCGGCTATCCGCAGGCTCCCTACCCGCCCCAGCAGCAGGTTCCGCAGCCTCCGATCCAGCCGCAGTATCCGGCATACCCGCAGGCGCCCCAGTACCCGCAGCAGCAGTTCCCGCCGCAGGGCTACCAGGCTCCGCCCCAGCAACCGGCCGCGCCTCTGGCGACCGGCTCCCTCGACGACTACTACGGCCAGCCCAGTGCTGGCGGTGGCCCGTCGATCAGCTGGAAGGACAAGCCCATCGGGCACTGGTACGCCGGAGTCGTCGCTCGCGACGTCACCGACGCGGACATCCAGCAGCAGACGGACCCGCAGACGAAGCAGCCGAAGTTCTACCGCGACGGTCGTCCGCAGTTCGTCATGAAGGTGCCGCTCAAGGTGGAGCCCAGTGTGGACTTCCCCGAGGGCGAGGCCACGCTGTTCGTTCGCGGCCAGATGCGGGACGAGCTCGTTCGTGCCATGAGCGAGGCGGGTGCCACAGGCGCTCCCAAGGCAGGCGCGACGATCGTCGTGCAGCTGGCTGGAAAGCGGAACACGGGGGCCATTCCGGCCAACCAGTTCGCGATCCAGTACCAGCCGCCGGCGGGCGCGGGGGTCGCTTCCCCGGCTCCCGCTCAGCAGCCGGTCCAGCAGGCCCCGATCGAGCAGCAGGCACCCCAGGTGCCGCAACAGCAGTTCGTCCAGCAGGCACCCCAGCAGCCCGTGCAGCCGCAGTTCCAGCCGCCCGTGCAGCAGGTGTCTCAGCCCATCCAGCAGCAGGCTCCCGCACAGCCCGCCCCGCCCCAGGCGCCGGTGGACTTCAACGCGGAGCAGCAGGCGCTGTTGGCACGGCTGACCGGACAGCAGCAGGCGCAGCCGGCCTGATGGTTGCTGTCCACGCCGAGCTGACCGTCGGCGGCGAGCACATCGTGCTTGTCGCCGGCGGTGCAGCCGACACTCCTCAGGACATGGCCGCAGCGGCCAGGCTCCTGCACACCCTCACGCCGCTGTTCAGCAAGACGGACCCGCCCGGCGGGCTGATGACACCGGCGACCTGGCCTGCTGTCGTGCAGCTGTCCGCCGCGTTCGGCGACTACTGGCACCCGGGGCCTCACCTGCAGGCGTGGATCAACGAGCAGGCCGCAGCACGCACCAACAGCGCGGCGCACGCGCTCAGCTACACCCCAATGACGCCCGGCCTCAAGCCGTTCCCGTGGCAGAGCGAGGGCGCCCGCATGGTCGCCGCCACCGGCCAAGGCCTGTTCACCGACGAGCCCGGCACTGGCAAGACCATCACCGCAATCCTCGGCGTCGTCGAGCACCTGCACCGCGGCCATGACTGGGTCGGCAAGCCCGACGCCATCTGCGAGTGCGGCTGGGGCCCCGAGGGGATCGCTCAGCCGTCGCTGCACGAGGCCTACGTCAAGCACCTCTCGTGGCACGTCAGCGCGTCACCGCCCGTCATCGTCGTCTGTCCGGCTTCCGTCGTCGATCCGTGGGTCGACGCCTGGCAGGCCTGGGCCCCGCACGTTCGCGCCGTGGCCTGGCGCGGCAGCCCCAAGAAGCGGCACGCGCTCGCAGGCACCGCTGACGTCTACGTCGTGAGCTACGACCTCGCGCGGGCTGACACTCCCGTGCTGGCCAAGCCGAGCCCCCTGCGCAAGCTGGGCGCCGCGCACCTGGTCATCGACGAGTGTCACCTCATCAAGAACCCGACAGCCGAGCGGTCCAAGTCTGTCGAGCGACTGGCCTCGATCGCGGCCCGTCGAGGTGGCGCGATCATCGCGCTGTCGGGCACCCCGATCACCCACAACCCCGGCGACCTCTGGCAGGCCCTCGCGTGCCTGATGCCCGACGCCTGGCCGAGCAAGGAGCGCTGGGTCGCCCGCTACTGCCAGCTCGTCACCACCGAGGACTACCAGGAGATCAACCTGGGACTGGCCCCGTGGCGCGAGGCCGAGTTCCGGCTCACCCTGCTGGGCCAGCACCGTCGTGTGGCCAAGGCCGACGTGCTGACGCAGCTGCCGCCGAAGACCTACAGCGTGCGCACGGTCGACCTGCCGGCGAAGTGGCGCAAGGTCTACGACGACTTCGAGGGCCAGATGCTGGCCGAGCTGCCCGACGGCACCGAGCTCGCGGTCTTCGACATGATGTCGGTCTTCGGCCACCTCACGCGCCTGGCCTCCGCGGCCGCCGATGTCGAGATCACGTACGGCCCTGACCTGGACAAGCTCACGGGCGAGCCGAAGCGCCACGTGCACCTGAACCTCAAGCACCCGAGCTGGAAGGTCGACGCCCTCTTGGAGGTGCTGGCCGAGCGCCCGGGCCAGCCCGTCGTCGTGTTCGCGCCGTCGCGACAGCTGGTCATGCTCGCCGGCGAGAAGGCGGCCGAGGCCGGGCTCAAGGTCGGCTACATCATCGGCGGCCAGACGCCGGCCGAGCGCACGCGCAACGTGGACGAGTTCCAGGGCGGTGCGCTGGACGTCATCTGCGTCACGACGTCCGCCGGCGGCGTCGGCATCACCCTCACCGCGGCCAGCACCGTCGTGTTCCTGCAGCGCCCTTGGTCGATCGTCGAGTCGATCCAGGCTGAGGACCGCTGTCACCGCATCGGGTCGGAGAAGCACGAGGCGATCGAAGTCATCGACATCGTCGCCCGCAACACCATCGAGACCCGCATCCGCGCCGTTCTGCGCGAGCGCGCCGGCCAGCTGGCCGACCTGGTGCAGGACCCCCGCATCGTCTCCGAGCTGCTCGGCGGCTCATCCGTCACCCACGAGAGGAAGTCAGCATGAAGGACCTCAAGCCCGCCGCGTACGTCTGCCGCAAGACGCACGGTCAGGTGTCCCGCGACGACAAGCGGAAGTACGACCCGCAGACGTTGCTCACCGAGCCGTGCTCGTTCGAGAGCAGAGACGCTGCCGCCTTCGAGAAGCACATGAAGGTTGTCCACCGGGGCGGCGTCACGATCGCTCTGACCAAGCTGCCGAAGCTCAAGCCCGCCGGCTACACGCCGAGGCAGACCAAGCCCTTCGAGCCAACCGGCCTGGACGTCGGTGCCACGGTCACGTGGAAGCAACTCGTGGAGACGGGCGAGACATACGTCGACGGAGACAGCGGCAGCCTGCGGGAAGTCCCGATCCGCGAGTACGTCGAGCGCTCGGGTCAGGTCTGGTCGCTCGCCTACAAGGGCGTCTGGGTCATCCCGTTCGAGCCGCTCGAAAACGAGCTGGCGGTCAAGGTCTACAAGGACAAGTGGTCGACCGAGATCCGTCACTCCGAATCGCAGTACCGGTCACGGCGAGCCGCATGAGCAGCGTCTACGTCGTTGGCATCGACCCCGGACCAGTGCCGGGCATCGTCGGGCTGCAGTTCGTCAACCGGGTGCTGCTCGACGTCGACATCCTCCAGTGCAGCCATCACTTGGCGCCGGTGCTGCTGAGCACGCTGCTGCGTGGCGGCGGAGGCGAGGACCTGACCCTGGTGCAGGTCGAGAACTTCGTGGTCAGCCGGCGCTCGTCCCGCTCGAGCACGCCCAAGGCCGGCCAGCAGACCCGCGAGCTCATCGGCTCGCTCCAGCAGACGTGCCAGGGCTTCCTGATTCCCGTCGGCCTACAGACCGCCAGCCGCGTGAAGACGTGGGCCAGTGACGAGCGCCTCGAGACAGCCGGCCTGCTCGAGGCCACCAAGGGCATGCGCCACGCCAAGGACGCCGCCCGGCACGCGCTCTTCTGCGCAGTCGCGGAGGCCAACCAACCCGACCCACTCAGCAAGGAATGGAGAACAGCATGAAGATCCTGAAGCGCAGGAACGACATCGACCTCGAGGTCCTGCATGACCCCGAGCGAGACGCCTGGGTTGTCCGCCACTTCGGCGGCGACCCCAAGAGGGTGTTCGCCGTCGAGGACACCAAGCTCGAGGCCTGGCACATGGCTGCGGCGCTGGCCAAGGTGATCGCGGCCCACTGGAACCGCAGCGGCTCGTGCGAGATCTACGTCCGCAAGCTCGACGGGACGTGGGATCGAGACACCCACGGCCGCGATCCACGCCGGAGCAAGAACTGATGACCGTCGTCCTGGCTGTCGTGCTGAGCCTGATCGGGCTGGTCGCGGGCGCCGTTCTCGCAACGCTGGCCCTGCTGGTCGTCCCGGGCTGGGCGGTCTGTGGCGGCGCAACGGCGGCGTACGTCGGCTGGCGTCGTTGGGGTCGACGTCCATGATCATCGCGTCTGAGCAGCAGCTTGAGCTGATGCAGGCCGATGGCCGGATCAGTCCCGAGGACGCCGACGAGGTCCGCACCTTCATGGCCTTCCTCAAGGAGGTCGGTCCGTACCCGTCGGCGAAGTCAGGGGCCGCTCGAGAGCGGATCCGCAAGGCGTACGCCAAGCACTACCCCGAGGACTACGCGCGGGCCGTCGCAGAGACAAAGGCCTGATCCATGCCCATTCGCACCGGCACTCGGCTCGAGCGCCTCGAATCTCTTCAGCGCCGAACCCAGCACGAGAAGGCCAGCGCTGTGCGCCGCGGCGAGAGTTTTGCCGTCGCGCGCCTGGACCGACTCGACAAGAAGCTGACGGCCGCGATCAAGGCCGAACGCCGGGCGATCCACGGCAACCGCGTCGATCAGGAGCTCAAGGCCCGCGGAGTCACTGCCAAGACCGTACGCGCCTGGGCGCTCAAGCACGGTCTCACGACTGCGCAACGCGGCCGCCTCGGAGCCGAGCTCGTCGAGGCCTACATCAACCACCACCAGAACTAGAGCTCGAGGAGCCTTCCCCACCTCATGAATGCCGCACCCCGCACCTATGCCGACCACGTGGCGGACTACGCCCAGGCCGGCTGGCCCTGCATCCTGCCCGTGCCCCCGCTCGAGAAGAGCCCGCCTCCGGTCGGCTTCACGGGCGCCGAGGGCCTGGACACCAACCCGCTGCAGCTCGTCGCCTGGGCCGGGTCGCACGCCTACAGCTCGATCGCCCTGCGGCTGCCGGACGGCGTGATCGGCATCGACGTCGACCACTACGACAAGGCCGTGACGCAGCCGGATGGCTCGACCAAGGTCGTCACCAAACGGGGCAACGACACGCTCGCCGAGCTCGAGCAGGCATGGGGCACGCTGCCGGCCACCTGGACATCGACCTCGAGGGGCACTCTCCACGGCCCTGGCCCGAGCCGGATCCTGCTGTTCCGTGCCCCTGCACAGCGCTACGTGACGAAGTTCCCCGACGTCGAGATCATCCAGCGTCACCATCGGTATGCCGTCGTCGCGCCGAGCGTGCACGAGGTCGGCGGCACCTACACCTGGTACGCCCCCGAGGGCTTGCCGAGCGCCAAGGTGCCCAGCCCGTTCGACCTGGCAGAGCTGCCCGCAGCCTGGGCCGCGGCGCTGTCTGAGGGAGCAGCGGCCGCGTCGCCGGCGTCTTCGAGCGCCAGCGAGGGCTGGCGCCTGCTGGACCAGCTGCGCGATGACTGGCGGCCCGAGTGTGCGCACATCACCAACAGCCGCATGCAGGCCGTCATCGACGTCAACAAGGCCGATGCCGGCAGCCGCCACGACACCATGACCGGGCGCGTGCACGGGCTCGTGCAGTCCGCCGCTCAGGGCCACCAGGGCGCGGCTTGGGCTCTGCAGGAGATGCGCAACGCCTGGGACATCCTGACCGCCGGCGAGGATCGCGGCGAGGAGTTCGAGCGGATGCTGCTGACCAGCGCCCGAAAGGCCGTGACACTCGTCGGCGTGCACCAGGTCGTGCGCGACCCATGCCTGCGGGAGGACGAGTTCGCTGTCTTCGCGTCGGCTCCCGAGGACGCCGACGGCCAGCCCCTCGAGGCGATCGCGCCACCGCGGATGTTCAGCGTCCGCGAGGTCATCGGAACTCACCTGTTCGACCCAGTCGCGCAGCTGGACCAGCCGCTGGCCCAGGCCGTGCTCGAGCGCATGTACCCCGTCGTCCGTTACGCCTCGGACTCCGGCGGCTGGCTGTTGCGGCTCCCGGACCGCTGGGAGCTCAGCAAGGACCTGCGTGACTGGTGCGTCGCCGAGGTCGCCAAGCTCATGCCGATCGGGGATCCCGACGGCGACAAGGACGGCGAGGAGAAAGGCCGGTCGTCGCGACGTGCCCGCTTCCACACCCAGGCCGGCGCCAAGGCCATCGCCGGCAAGATGGGTGCCCTGGTCGCCGCGGGGCTGCACCCGGCTGCCGTGCAGCTGTCCGATCTGGACAGCCAGCCGCACATCCTCTGGGCCGGCGGATACCCGTGGGACCTGGCCGCTTGCCACGAGGACGATCCGATCGAGCACTGGCTGGCCCGCATCGACCCGAGCACCCCGCACCTGCACACCGCGGGCGTCACTCCCGAGCGCGTGCCCACTCCCCTGTGGGACGCCTTCCTCGAGGCCGTCTGGCCCAACCCGGGCACCCGACGGTGGGCCCTGCGGGTCCTGTCGATCGCGCTGACCGGGTACGCCGACCGCGCGCTGCCGATCCTCATCGGTGACACCGGCCGCGGCAAGACCCAGGTCATCAGCCTGCTGATGTCGGTGCTCGGCTCGTACGCCCACGCCGCCGACCCGAGGCTGCTCGGCGTCGAGGGTGCCAAGGCCCACCAGTCGATCGTGTTCGCCCTCAAGGGCCGCCGGCTCTCATTCATAGATGAGGGTCCGCGCGAGGGCCGATTCGCCCAAGAGCGGCTCAAGCAGCTGACCGGTGGCGGCGAGCTCACGGCCAACCAGATGAACCAGAACCCGATCACGTTCCGGCCGACTCACACCCTGGTGCTGACCACCAATGACGAGCCGGTGCTCACCGATCCGGCGATCCGGGCCCGGGCACGGCTCATCCCCTGCGACGGAGATCCCGAGCTCGTACGGCTGACCCGATCGGCGATCGGCCATACCTCGAGCGATGCGTGGCGGGCCGAGGCTCCCGGCGTCCTGGCACAGATGATGGCCGAGGCCGCAGGTTGGCTCGAGGACCCGACCACCGGGCTCGTGACGGCGGCTCCCGAGCACCTTCGCTACCTGGCCGAGAACCTCGGAGCCGAGCAGGACCCGATCCGTGTGTGGGTCGAGGAGGAGACCGAACCCAGCGAGACCGGCACCCCCAGCCGTGAGCTCTACCAGGCCTTCGTGGCCTCCTGCCGACGGTCCGGACTCCGAGCCGACGCCGTACCCACCGAGACCAGGTGGGGGCGCGCATTGGTCCGTCTCGGCTACCCGCCGATCAAGACGAACAAGCACAACGTTCGGCTCCTGCGGGTCCACACCGGCGGCTTCCTTCCGGGCATGAATTCGACTCCGCCGACCTCGACACAGGCCATCGGTGGAGGGTTGAGCCCCGAAAGTGGAGGGTTTGTGGAGGGTTTGAACACCAACCCTCCACCGGTGTTTCCGCAGGTCAACCCCAGTCAATCCCAAATTGGTGGAGGGTGTGGAGGGTTTTCAGGGGGTAACTACGCGCATACGCACGCGCAGGCGCGCACAGGAGGCGGCGATACCCAGAAACCTCAAACCCTCCACCCGGAACTGGCCGGACTCGACCTGACCAGCGAAAACGCTGATCCTCAACCCTCCACGCCGAAGCCCAAGCGCGAGCAGACTCCTGCAGCCAAGGAGAAGGCGGCCGCGAAGCGTGAGGAGAAGCGGCTGGCGGCGATAGCCGAAGCCGCCGGCGCGACCATCGAGCTGCCGGCGATCGTGACCCGCGACGGCACTGTGACACCGGTCAGCGTTCACGACGCCAGCGAGCTGCTCAGCACGATCACCTCGACAGCCGGCGCCCTCACGGTTGACGTCGAGCACACCGGCTACCCGGTGGGACACCGCGACTTCGCGCTGCGCACGATCCAGCTCGGCAACAAGCACTTCGCCGTGGTGCTCGATCGCGGCAACCCCGAGCATGCTGCAGTGGCCGCCCAGCACCTGGCGACTGCGGCGAAGCTCCACGCCCACTCGGCGACCGCCGATCTGGTGCCGCTGTCCCATGCAGACCTGCTCGACCTCGAGGAAGCGTGGGCTCGGATGCACGACACCGTGGTGCTGGCCAAGCTTGCGGACCCGCAGTCCACCGGCTCGGACCAAGGTCTGAAGAAGATCGCCCAGGCGATGCTCGGCGAGGAGGCGACCGCACCGGCGGCCGACGAGGCCAGGGCGGCGCTGTTCAAGGCCGGCAAGTGGCTGACCGAGGTGAAGCCGACCACACCGATCGAACGATCCGGCTGGGCCAACGTCCCGGCCACCAGCGAGACGATGATCCGCTACGCGGCGAGCGACGTGCTCGACGATGCCGCGATCGCCGAGCTCCTTCCCCAGCCCGAGCCGGCCCTGCTCGAACGCGAGCGCGCTGCCCACCAGATGACAGCCCGGGTCGCGGATCGCGGGCTGCGCCTGGACCCCGAGCACACCGCCCGGCTGCACGCCGAGCAGACCGCCGACCTCGCAGCGGCCGCCCAACAGCTGCACGCCTATGGCATCGAGAACCCAGGCAGCGACCAGCAGGTGGCCACTGTGCTCGAGCGACTCGGAGCCGAGCTGCCGCGCACCAAGACCGGACGGGCCAGCGTGGCCAAGGGCGCGATCGACCGGTACGCAAAGGCCGACGGCGAGCTTGGCGACCTGGTGCGCGCCCGGCTGGCCTACCAGGTGGCGGAGAACCGGCTGGGCCTGTTCCTCGACCAGTACACCGAGCTGATCGAACGCGGTGATGGCAGGGCGCGGCCAACGATCTACACGTTGGCTGCCGACACCGGGCGCATGTCCTGCGTCCGGCCCAACCTGCAGCAGGTGCCACGTGAGGGCGGCTTCCGGGCCTGCATCACCGCGGATCCCGGGCACCTGCTGATCTCGGCCGACTTCTCTGGCGTCGAGCTGCGGGTGGCGGCGGCCTTGAGCCAGGACGCGAACCTCAAGGCGATCGTGGCCGACCCTGATCGGGACATCCACCGCGAGATCGCACAGCTGGTGTGGGGCCCGGGCGCCGGCAAGCCCGAGCGCTACCAGGCCAAGCGCAAAGTCTTCGGCCGTCTCTACGGCTCCGGGCTCAACGGACTCATCACGTCCGATCCACCAGTAAGCGAGCCGATTGCCAGGGCGATCATCGACGCGATGGACCACATGACCCCGGGTCTGACCGAGTGGTCCCGACAGGTGGCCGACGCCGTGGAGAGCGGCCGCTCTGAGTTCCAGGCCTACTCAGGCCGAACGATCTACATGCCCAAGGATCGCGGCTACGCCGCCCCCAACTACTGCATCCAAGGCACCGCACGCGAGCTACTGATCGACTCGCTGATGCGGTGGTCCGGCACCAGGTGGGGCGACGCCACGCTGCTGCCGGTGCACGACGAGCTCGTGGTCCACGTGCCCGAGGACGAGGCCGAGGAGGCCACGGCCGCGCTGGTCGAGTGCATGACCAGCGAGCTGCACGGCGTCCAGATCATCGCCGAAGCCAGCGAGCCCAGCTTCGCCTGGCGGGATTCAGCATGACCACCACGAGGGAGTACGTGATGACCGGCTTGAAGTGCATGTACTGCAACGCCGACAGCACCAACGGGACGGTGCTGTGCAAGCGATGCCGGACCACGGTGAGGATGGCTCTGGGCAACGTGGCGTCCTATCACGCCGATCTGTTGAGCCTGGGTGGCGAGACGCTCAGGTTGAGCCGATCGGCCGGCTCGATCTCGGATCCGACCGGGACAGCAGTAGCCCGCGAAGATTCGTTGACCCGGGAAAGGGATGCACCGGACCAAGCCGCGGCTGCCACCAAGACCATGCTCGTGGGATGGGCGCGCGTTCTGGTGGATGACCGACCGCAGCTCGAGCTGCCCGATGACACCGTCAAGAGCCTGGCTGCATTCGTGGCGCACCACCTACCGACCATCGCAACCCTCGAGTGGGCTGGCGAGGTCGCTCGAGAATCCGTTCGCTTCGAGAAGCGCCTGCGCAGGATCATCGAGCGAAGCCGTGGTCTGTGGTACGCCGGGGTGTGCAGCGCCGAGCTGCAGCCGGAACGGCCTCACGACGAGCGCTCCTGCGTGTGCGAGTGCCACGGCAGCGATTTGCCGTGCAGCATCGAGGGCGGGTGCGGCCGCGAGTACGACACGATCGAGGCGGTCTATTGCGATCGCGACCTCTATGCCCAACCCGGATCGACCTACGTCAAGTGCCCAGCCTGCAGCTCCCAGTGGCGGGTCTCCGAGCGGCGCCACATCCTGATCGAAGCAGCGCGAGACTCCCTCCTCCCAGTGCCTGTGATTGCGAGCGCTGTGGTCACCCTGCTCGACGGTGAGCCGTCTGTGCGCCGGCTCACCGAGCGACTGAACAAGTGGGTGCAGCGGGGAGTCATTGACGACTACGGCGTCCGGTACGTGATGGGCCGGCCAATGCGGGTGTATCGCCTCGGCGATGTGCTCGACACTCTGGCCCAGGCCAAGAGCAGGACGATGACGTGAGCGCCGTGCTATCTTTCCCCTGTCCAGCGAAACTGTTGGCGAAGCACGCCCGGAACCGGTGAGGCTCAAGATGCCCCGAGCTCCGAAGAAGTGCGCACGCTGCGACACCCGGGTGGTGGGCGTGACGTTCTGCCCCAGCTGCAAGCCGAAGTGGCAGACGAGCACACGACCCGGACCGACCCGTGCGTCTCGACGAACACGCGAGCTTGTCCTCGAGCGTGATCCCATCTGCCGCTGCCCGGGTTGCCGGCGCTGCACGCCGGACGGATGCACGCGACCATCAACCGAGGACGACCACATCGTCAACCTCGGTGCAGGTGGTGGCGAAGACCTGTCCAATCATCAGGGCCTCTGCGCCCCTTGCCACAACATCAAGACGCAGCGAGAGGCTCGATCAGGACGGGGGTGAGCACCCCCTCCCCCTCCCCCCTACCCGGCCCC